CCCATAGCTGCCAAGGTAGGCGGTACAGGAAAGTACAAAACAGAACCAGCGTACAGCATCGTACTGCCAGAAAGCGCAGCGGACGTGTAAATGGTAGTGTAAGTGCCTTGACCATACGAACCGTTATCAGGAGCAGCCTGCAAGGTGATAGTCATGGTGCCGGTTACTGTCGTGACGGTATTAATCGTTACGACAACATAAGGTTGTGCCATTCCATCGCCAACACCGTAATCAACGCCGATTGCAGTATTGGTTGCAGGGAAACCATTAATCATTGAAGGAGCATTGCCTGAGCCAGCACCCGTAATATCAATGATGGTGGAGGTTGTGGTTGTATTAGCGATTGCTAGTACAGTGTTGACCGCCGTATTGAAAGACAAACTATTATCCAAGTACATTAGATTTCTCCTTACGACAGTGTTGCTTCAGTGTTGGTCAAAGCATCGACCACACGGATGGGGATATCACGGAAGGCCAATACGGGATCGCCTGCAAAGTCCTTGCTCGACAACAAAACGTTTTTGTCGCGAATAGCTTGGATATCCAAGTTTTCACGAACAGTACGGTTGCAATACCAAGCTGGGTTAATACCAGGAGCCGGTTCACGAGGACTGTCGCTTTCAGTAATGCCAGAAGCGCGACGAGTAAGGGTAGGCAACTTAACAACTGCACGCGACATCAAAGCAAACAAGTCAGGAGGTGTCGTTGAGAACAGGCCGCCTGCGTTTGTAGTCGTATCAATGTTGCAGATACGAACCGTATAGCGCCAATCCTTAACAGCTAGGCCGCACTTCCAGCAGAAATAGCTGGTGTAACCTTCAAACTGGTTGCCGTTCGTATCGTAAAGAGCGCGAACGTCACCCTTGTCTTCATACTGAAGACCGGCTGGCGAACCCTTGGGGAAAATACCAAACAAAGTTTCGTCGCCCCACCCACCAAGCCACAAAGAAGCGTTGGCTGATGCTGTACCGCCAGCATTAAGTACGTTTACGGCATTCTTCGCGTTTGAAGACGTAATCGTATTATACTGAGGTGCAAGACCAGTAAACTGCTGTGGGTTCGTGGCTTCGTTTGAATAGAACAAAGCTGAAGCGATCTGCTGGCTAAGACCTTCAATATGCGCCATGTCTTGCGACAAACGGAAAGCCTCTACGTCACCATTCAGGGATGCTTCAGACTTATCTACCAAGCTGTAATCAACCAATTCGCCAATGGCAAACTGGAACTGAGCTTGGAGGGGTTTGGTGGACGCAACACCTTGGTTGTTGCCGCGCCATGTACCTTGCGGTAAACCAGCACGAACCGAGATTTTGTGGCCAAGAGGAAGATTGCCTTCCTTCCAGATAATATCCTTCAGGACTTCGTTGCATTGAGAAAGCAATTCTGCAATGTCAGCAACTGCACCATCGGGATCGACGCTCCGTGCCCAATCAACGAGATTTGGTAGGACGTTATAGCTAAATGCACCAGCCATATTATTAGCTCCTTCTAAGGGATGGGACGATTCACATCGTTCCAGTTATGCCTTGCTAAAGGGCGATAATTACTTCGAGAAGTGTTAGCTTTTCTTCCCGTAAAATCTTTGTTTGCGCGAAACTTGTTGAGCGGGTGGAGTTCCAGCAGGGACAGCCGTAGGCTCAGAAAGATTCGCGGTAGCTTTAGCAAAAGCGCGAATAACAGCTGGATGATTGCCAATGCCCGTTGTTTGCATAAGCGTTCTAAGTTCCTTTTGTTGTTCTTCACTTCCACCATGACGACGAATAAATTCACGTGCCGCAGCAGCAGTCTCGTCTTTACGATTTCCGCCAATTTCAGGATCTTTAACAAAAGAATCGTACCAACCCTTTGTTTGGTCTTGCCACGATTTTTTGTAAGCTTCCGCAATTTTCTCGACAACCGCTTGTACACTTTCAATATGACGATCAATAATTTTCTGTCCAAACTTTTGAACTAAAGCATGGTCTGCTTTAGACTCAAGTTCAAATTCAGCAAACATCTTGTTAACTTTTCCCAATTGGGATTGGTCAACAGTCATATTTTCAGGAAACTTCCACGGCTCATAGGACGGCAACGGAGCTGGTTCATCAGACTGGTTGCTCTTTTCCTCTTTGTTTGCCTCAGTCGCTTTTTCAGCGCCATCAGCAGAATCTTGTTTAGCATCTACCTTAATGTCCGATTTAACTTCAGATTTTAAATCTTTTGGTTCAGTTTTAATTTCTGTCGAAACATCAGATTTATTATCAGATTTAATTTCTGTAGATACTTCGGTTTTTACATCAGCTGGTGCTGTATCTACAACGTCACTGCCCAGTACGGTATCCATAGATGCCGATGCGCTCTCTGTTGATAAAACAGGAGCAGATTGTACTGGCTCAGGTGCCGTAACATTAACCACTTCTTCAGTCATGGTTAAGTATTATATAGAAAATTTATACTCATTAATATCCTACGGAAGCATGATGCATATTAAATATGCAATGAACCATTAGAAACTAAAATTGCAACAGCGTGCGGAATATTACGGGCTTCAATTTTATTTCTTACAGATAGAACATGAGTTTTTATTGTTGTTATTTCCAATTGGAGATTTTGTGCAGCTTCTTGACACGTTAATCCGTTTGCCAAAAGCACCATGACTTGCTGTTCTCTAGGACTCAATATCTTCATTTTTCCCTGCTTCTTTACGCATTTTTATACAAAGCTCAGGAGCGGCTTCTTCAATTTCCATCCAAATCATTTTACCAAGGTTAGCCATTCCGATATTGCAATAAGTTTCGTGAGAATCTCCACGGACAATAGGATTTCCAAACATATAGCTGGCTTCAAGTATATGGTATATCCATGCGCGTGCTTCTTTAACGGACATGATCCCACGTATAACTTCGTCGTTCTGTATTTTTGCGCGAGCAGCTTTTTTGCGTGCCCTATTAACTTGTTCTTTGTCGTCAGCATTATATTGATCTTCTTCTTCAATCATAATTTTGACCATTTAACATTGATGTCATGAAACAATGCAGTTACAGCCGATACAATTTGTGACCATGTGGAAGACCCGTGGCATATATGGGTAAAAACATGCCCGTTGCTTTCAATATAAGCTACACACATTCCGACTAATTCACCACGCTCTGCTTTTTGATTAAGGTTTTCCAATAAGCAAATAATGGATGTAGGCGTATCACCCGTTGGAAGATGAGATTCTGTTAACGCAATAATTTCAGCTGATTTGCGTTCTTTTGGCATTAGTTAATAATAAGCTTTTGCGGACGGCTTTCATCAAGAGCAGCAACGGATTTTTTTTGTTTGCCATCTATCATCTGCAACACATCAAAACGAGACATTGGTTTTGATTTCCATAAATTAACGCCATGATTATGGATTTCGTCCAACAGTTCGCTGACATCAGCCCAAATTGGGTGATTTTGCAAACGAGACATTTGCATAGCCGCAGAGGATGCTTGTCTTAAACCTTCAACAAAAAACTCAAATGTTTCTCTTTCAGTAATGGGTGTAAGAGATTTATCTTTTGCATCTGTTGCATTAATGCCTACTGACATTTTCCACCTTTATGCCGCTTCCTTTAATGGCCATATTAATTGCTTTATCCCGAACCGCTATAAGCTTTTCTTTAATTGGCAAAAATCGTGGATCTTGATGCGAATGAACCATTTGCGCCGCAGCACCACTAGATTTTGTCAATCCGTCGATAAAACGTTTTAAAATTTCAGTTTGTTTTTCTTCGGTCATTTACCCACCATTCGCTCCGGTTCCTAATAACTGAGAAAGCGCATTAGCGCCGCCGCCTATATCTGTACTTGCAAGAGTTTGTCCAGCTTGTGCGGCTATATTGGCTGTTTGCGCAACATGCTGCATTGCTTGCATCTTAGCCGTTGCCTGAGCAGCCTTAGCTTGCATATCGTTAATCTGTTTATATTGATCTGGCGAACGAATGATGCGCTGCTGGTTGCCAAGAAGGTCGTTCATAACACGAACATATTGTTCAGCATCAAGAATATTTTTAATTTCAGGATATATAGGATCCATATTGCCAATTAAAGCAGCCAAACGTTCCAATCCTCCTGTAGCAGCAGCTTTTTGAGACAACGCCAACATAGAAACAAAATTGACGCCCAAAGGCACACCCTTTAACGAAGGGGGCGGTGGATCTATAAAACCTTTGCGTTGCAAAATTCCGTAAATACGTTTCAGTTTTAACTTTAAAACCCCAAGCATATTTTCGATAACAGGCCCAAGTACAGTTAATTTTTCTTGAACTTTTTGTGCCACTTCGTATGCCGTCATACGATCAGAACCAGCACCTTGCTCTAGCATCAAAAACAAATCATTAAAAAAAGCTACTTTAATACGTTGCTCAATCGCCGCAATGTTTGCCGACATTGCCGCCACATCAGGATTAACTTGATATATGGAACGCATACCCGTTCCTGCATCAAGTTTAGGCACATATGTAACATGGCCAGGCAATGCCGACGATGGTTGATTCTTCATTGACATGTCCGCCAACAAAGGTGGACGAACCTGCTTTTCAATGGCTTCCGCTAATCTGCGTGTCATAACTTGGAGCTGAATAACATCAGGGAGAGCGTCCATACCGGGACTGCGCCCATAAGCATCGTTTGATTGTGTTGACCAACGAGCAACCGTAAACGGCTGGTCATGAAACCCACGAATTGATAAAGGTTCTTTGCTGCCAGAAGCCCACACCCAGTAAACTTCTCTCCACGCAAAATCGCCAGGTACTTTACCAATTTTTCCTTTTCCAACAGCAAAATTTGGTTCAATAGAATGTGATATAGTGCGTTCCTGATCTAACGCAGAACCTTTTTGTGACCACATAGCTTTAATATCGTCAGGAGGAGTCTGACTGCCAAAAAAGTCTATGGTTTGTAAAATGGTTTGTAGAAATTGACGGTTAAATGTATCAACTCTATTTGATCCATCATTCCCTAAATAATGTTCGCCAATGCAAGGATTATAACAACGAATAATGTCTCTTTGATCTTCATAAATAAGACATGGGGCTGTCCCAAAAACAACCACATCTTCTTTTTCCTGGGCTTCAGATTCATAAAAATTAGAAGCAGCCAATATTTTATAAAAACGATCTTCAGTTTCGTCCATCCATTGACGGCCAGCGGTATCAAGATCTTTATGGGCAATCGCCGAAACCATTTTAAACCAAGGCCGCGATGGCGATACCAAGCCAGATACAAGGCCGCCAGAGCAAATACGTGCGGCATAAGTAGCTGTAGGATCAACAATTGATTTATTGATTTCTCTGCCACGAAGCATATTATTGGGGGTTGGCATACCGCCAGAAGATTGAGTCAACCAAATAGAACGACGAGGCAATTCAAACTCAGCTAAATCAGACCAGTTTTGCATCCACCACGAATAACGCCATGCTCGTAATCCGTTTAATCGTTCAGTTAAATGCTTTTCAAGTTCTTGCCAATCTTTACCTATTGGCTTTTTGTTCATAGGTGGATCGTTTGGCTGCAAACTTAATACGGTTGGGCTTTCTTGATCGTAAAAAGCACCCACAGAATTTTTCGGCATTGCCACAGGGTTTTGTTTGGTTATTTTATTTAATAACTGTTTACCCACGATGATCGCCCCTATTGATTGAACCGCTGCTTACGCCGTGGATAAGGTTGTGTTTTGCTAAATTTAATTTACCGACAATTTTTTTTTCTTTATCAGTATTTTGTTTAACAATATGCTTACGATTAGCCCTAACGGGGGCTCCGTCAGCTTTAATAATTGGTTTGTTAACAGGCGTAGAATCAACCATTAACCGCCCCTACCCACGACACGTTGATTTAAATATTCATCAATAATGTCTTTAGCACGATCTCGGTCAAATTTTAAATAACTGCCATTGTCATCAAATTCTATGGATGTGCATTCAGCAAGAGCATCAAGCATCAATGTTTCCAGCCCACCCGTAAATATATTCTGACTACGATTATCGCGATAAGCTGTCGTCATTTCTTTGCTCCCAATAAAAGTTTTAAGGCCATCTTAACTTTGTCTTTAAAAACATATTCTTTAGGATTGAGTAACTTTTTTCCGACAACCCAAAGGTGGTTCTGGATGGAAACTGAGACTTGGGCTTGGCTAAATCCCATGGCCTTTGCCTGTTGGTCAAAATTTTCAAACCATTGTTCTTTAAATGTGACCCCCAAACTTTCGGCATATTGTCGAGACCCTTCGTAGTTATAATTCATTATTGCCCCAACAATTTCTGCTGAGCCGTGCTTTGTGGAACCGTAAGCCCCTGTTCCCCCAGAGGCCCTGCTGTTCCACTGGCCGCCGCCGCCCCACCAGCCGAAGCAGCGGACCGACTACGAGCTGTTGCGGTAGCCTCGGACGATTGATTAATTGTTTGAGCTGCAATAGGAGGTGAAGCAGCTGGAGGCGGCACAGGAATTGCAGGCGCGGATGGTGCGCCTCCACCCATATAACAAATCCACGGTTCGTAAAAAACATAACCATTGTTAGTGAACTTAATCATCTTAACTCCTTTTGCTTAACTTCTTTTGCAACAAAACGTGACCTCTGCGATATTCATAATCCTTAAGATATACCTCCCATGGAGCGGGGCATTCTACCTGTGAGATTGTGCATCCTATACTTTCGGCCCAATCCTCGACCTGCTTTGTGTATGGTATCCAGCCACCTATTGTCTCCATAAACTCTTGCCAACCCTCAACCCGAACCCCCGTCAAACAAATAAACCTTAGTTCTTTCGCGGCAGGATATTCAAGAATCTGCGTTATTATAAACCCGTCCAGATCATCGTCCTCAAAAGCCAGCCATATCTGCATATGATTAGTTCTAATATATTCAATGACATCCTCGGCCCTTAACCTTCCCAAGCTATACGAACACGCAACAACAAGCTTAGGATACACAACATCAAGATATGGTTGCAGGTCATCATACGGCGTTGGAACGAGCCGTTTCATTTTCCCTTCTTATAAAATTTTGATTTACGGGATTGGAATTTGGACTGCTTTTTGTCTGCATCAGTAAAATCTCTACCAACAGACTGCGGAATACCGGCGTATCCACCTTTTGTATGGGCGGCGATTTGCATTATCTTATGTTGTGCTTTTGACTGACTTGGCACGCCTTTTGAACCCAAAAAACGGTAATTTGGGTGTTATCTTAACACTAAATTTATGTTAAGTCTAGGTTATCGTTCA